GTCTCTTGTACTCTGGGTACGGCAGGTAGTCGGCTGTTGTAATACTTCCTTTTTTGCTCATGTTTGTTGATATTTTGGTTTCACTTCTGCAAAGGTAAGTCAAAAAAGTGAAACCAAGAAAAATTTTCCAAATAATTTTTCATCAACGTACACTAAAATTTCTAAAATAATATTTAACTCATTGGGGCGCAATAAGTTCGGAAAATTGCTGAGGTGTACATAAACGCGCAAGAAAATTGGTGATTCTCTTGCGCGTACATTACTATTTTAGGATTCCTTGTTGCTATTTGCCAGTCGAGCCGAAGCCACCTTCAGCACGGTCACTGTTGCTTAGTTCTGCAACCTCCTCGAACTCCATTTCAGGCACTTCAACAATCTGCATTTGTGCGATTCGTGTGCCCTTGGGAATTACCAGCTTTGTGTTTTCGTATATCTTGGAATGGACTTTTACGATAACACCGACATGACCCCTATAATTCTCGTCCACCAACCCACGAATGACATCTGCATCAATTCTGAGGTCTTGGCCAGAGAATAAATCCTGAGTGCGGTAGAACTTCACTTCCATGCCCTTGCATGAGAAACCACTGCGAGGCTGGATGGTTGCTGCATATCCGTGAGGCAGTTCGATGGCAAAACCGAGGTCGATCACTTGTCGGCCATGCTTCAGCTCTATGTCCTCAGGTGCAAAAAGGTCAAATGCTGCATCCGTAGGATGAGCTTTCTTCGGTACTATGCCGAAGTAATTCTTGATTTTGATTTTCTCCATTGTTTGATTGTTATTTCAAAAGTTCTGATTCTAAAATTGCGCTGCCCTTTCTCATGTCTCTTGTGCTGTAGACTTTTCGGTCAATGCCGCACATTTCGTCAAAGTCAAATAGTGACAATTGGCCGAGGTCATCAGGCTCAATTTCTATGTCCTTAGGTACAGCCCTCCAGTATCTACCTTTGGCCGAGATAGTATCGCCATACACAGCCTTGATGATAGACTGCCGGATGACACCGCTGATTGTGCTTGCTTCACTGATGGAACGGAAGATGGCGCACAATTTATACTGGCAGTCAAAGGCAAGTACCTGGACGTTTGTTTCAAGTTGTTGCTGATTGTTCATCTTCTTTTCTTGTTTCTATTATCTTCTCCATAACATCTGAAGGAATACGTTGGATAGCCTGCTTCAGCAAGAAGGAATCGCTATAGGCCACTCCAGTATTTATCACATCAGATATTAAGCTGTTAAAGTAAATGAGCCACACGTTACTCGTGAACATCAGGAACAGATAAACCAGCTGCTCGTGGATGAGTGAATGACCGTCAGTGTTCTGGTAGAACATCTTGCTTGGGTCAAGTTCACCAGCCTTTATGAAACCTTCAATGAAAGGCTTACAGTTGCGCATGAACACACGGGCGTTGAACTGAGATTCCGTTTCAATTCGATTGCAATATTCGGTTGCATCAAATACTGGTGTTCCGTCAGGTGTGGTTCCAAACAATAGGTCTGAAAAATCCTCAATGAGAGAATCTTTCAGCTCTATTGCTTGTGGTAAGACTGAAATCTTGTAGTCCATTACTCCTCAGTTTTTTCTTCCTTCTTGACGTACTCGAATACGGACCAGATTTTCGTCTCTTCGATTTTGACGATTTCGTAGTCTATCATGGTGCCGCCCATGACTTCGACAACGCTCTTCTTGGCCTGCTCGAATGAACCAGCTTGGAAGAGGTAAGTGACCTTCTGACGCTTCTCCTTCTCAGTCTTTTCGTCAATGGTGATAAAGTCGAGGCGTACCTTATACCAGCGGTCAGCCATTTCATCCTCATCATTGAAGAAAATCTCTTTGTAAGGGGCAATCTTGATGGCGGTTACGTCAAACTCACCTGAAATGTAGGCCGACATTTCTTCGATAAAGCGGTTCTCAGCCTCTGAAAAACTGAGTGCGTCTACTACATTCTGTTCAGTTACTTTCTTCTGAAGGCCATCTTCGCCCGTTTTCTCGTACTTACAAGTACATTCAAAATATTTTGCTGTGCGACTTCTCATATTGATATTTGTTTATGAATAAATCAACTGCTTTCATCAGGCTTGCGCTTAAAATCGTGTACAGCTATTCTCTAATAGTCAAGCCAGTACACCAAGGTTTCGTAAAATTATCATCAAAATCGGCTCAAATCGCCTGTTTTAAGGCATTTGTGAAAATTTCAAAATTCTTTTAAGGTGTACACTTTCAATAAATTACGCTATACACTGTACATATTTGCCGTGCATTTGGTTGGCTATTACTTAAAAAACGGTAAATTATGCGAAAAAGAACTGAAACGAACTCAAATGGCGGCTTCTTCACCTCAGAAGCCCTTGTTTCTTATTATAATCTGACGAAGAAACAAATCACTGAGTACACCGACGAGCTTACCAGACGTTGCCGCTACAAGAGTACGGTGCAGCAGGTAGAGGATGGTACGGTCATGGATGACAGGTCGCGCCTGATAGACCTCTATGAATCATGCTACATTCAGAACGCTCATCTTCAGGGCGTACAAGAAACCCTTTACTCTATGCTGACTGGCGACCGCTATATGCTGGCCAAACAGGATGAGAATGGCAAATGGATAAAGGATGAAAAGCAGTCCAGAATCACTCAGGGCGTTCAATTTGAAAAGATTATCAAGGGTATTCTGGACGCTAAGATGTTCGGCTATACACTTCTTGAAATCAAGAATGAGATATGCCCCATCACTGGCCGTCTCGTTGAAGTCAATTCCATTGAGCGCAGAAACGTCCTTCCAGACCAGCGAAGGGTAATTCAGAGACAGCATGAATGGGAGCCAAACTGGAATATTGATGCAGAGCAGTACAAGCACAACTATGTCCTCATCAATACTGGTGGTTTCGGTATGTATGCTGCCACTACTCCGCTCATCCTCGCTCAGAAGTACACACTCAGCAATTGGGTGAACTTCAGCCACACCTACGGCCAGCCTATCATTCACGGCAAGACCATTTCTGAGGACAATGCTTCTCGCAGACGCTTGGCTAACGACATGGCTTCAGCTGCTCAGAACAAGATTATCGTGACTGGCAAGGATGATGAAATCGACATCAAGAACTTTGCCGCTTCCAACTCTGAGAAGATTTACGATAACCTGATTGCCTACGTTGACAAATGTGTCAGTAATCTCATCCTTGGCTCAGAGTCAATGGCTGGTGGTGAGCAGTCATACGTTGGTTCCACCAAGGCGCACGAAGAAATCCTCAGGGCCAGAATCAAGACCTATAGGACGTTCATCGAGAACACCATCAACGAGCAGATCTTGCCAGTGTTGAATTATTGGGGTTACGTCACTGATGATGTGTACTTCAAGTATTCCAACCAGGTTGATATGTCTAACAAGGACAAAATCGAACTGACGAAGCTGCTTGTCACCAACTATGAATTTGCACCCGAAGAAGTCGAAAAGATGTGGGGTGTCGAGGTTGGTGAACAGCGTCTTGATACTTACGGTGGTGCTGGTGGCGGCGATTACTCTGAAGGCGAGAATGACTATCATATCATGTCGGATGCAGAGTATGAAAAACGCTATGGTCATCCCAGAGGCACCAAGAACCGCGTAAATTTTCTAAAGGGTATGCGAAAGAAATAGCCGCTCGCATACCCTACAAAGACATCAAGGCAGAATTGACGGAAGAGGAACAGGCTCAGTATGACAGTGAGCATAAGAAGTTGCTCGCCCTGTTCATTGCGCTGCTGAGAAACCTTCACAACGACCAAATGGTTGACAGTCTGTATGCACTCTCAGAGTTGCGTGCTGAATACATTATTACTCATGCTTTTGAAGGTTTTGACATCGACATGGAAGAAGCCATTCAGTTGCTGAAGGCCAAGAACGACAATACTTTGACGGAACAAGACCGAGATAAGATTGACAGGCTTCTTACAGCAGTCAGGAACCTCATTGAGTTCGCAGTTGCAGAGGAATATCACCTTTACGTTGAGGCCAGTGAAATGGTTGAAAACGTAGATTTCGATGACATTGACGAGGAGCTGATGGATGAACTTGAGGCTGCTTGTGAAAGGTACAATAAGGTCTATGCCACCGTGGAGAACGAAGATACCAAGTATGCTATGGCTATGGCTGCCTGGTGGATTGGCGTTGGCCGGCGCGACTACCTGATGTATATGACGCAGGGTGATGACCGAGTGCGTCCTTGGCACGCTGCATTGGAAGGATTCACTGCCAGACGTGACGATTTTCCAAGCTGGATGATACCGCCTATTGAGTGGGGTTGCCGTTGCTATCTCGTTGACATGGCTGGCGATTCCGTTCAAAATGCCGCTGACTTACATAATGTAATGGCCAAGACACC